TTAAGCAATTCAACCTTGAAAGAAGTACACATTGCTTGTGTGATTGCCATGATTATTACCTCATAGTTTGCTAATAATTCGAGCCAAGTCAGCGTGGCCCTGTTTTGCTAACTCAGCACAAATAGTAGTCCTATCTGAGCGAATTGCTTCCTTCATATAGAAGATAATCAGTTCTCGTATATGATCTTTAAACACCATAGCTTGCGCTTTAACCATCGGATCGGCTGTCTCACTAATGGAAATCAGCTTCTCTATAGCTCGTTCTGCAAGCTCTTCCGGTGAATGACCACGATCTTTCGTGGCAAAAACTTTTACATCGACCCCAAGGTCATTATTGGCTGTGGTACCTAACACTATTTAACCTCTTGTCTAAATTGACCAGAACGATACGCATCTTGTCGCATCTTACCATCGCCAAGATTTTTAAGTAAAAGAATAGCTTGCGTATACAACTTCTCGTAAAGTGCCACCATATCAGGCTCACCTTTGAGGAACCTTATAGCCTCAACAAGCGCACCATTAAGCAATGCAGAGTCAAACTCCTCACCTAACCATGTAGTTCCAGCAGTCACAATAGACTCTGGGTAGTAGCCATAATGAAGCTCTGCTACGTAGTTGCTATCGGGTGTCGGCCCTAAGATAAACGCAGTATCGTCAAAGAACGCATAATGTTTAGGCAGCCCAGTAGTGCTTGGGTTAGGGTAGGCTTCACGAATAAAGTTTACGTCTTTATCAAGTAAATACTGAAAATTACCATCACCATCCGTAAGTGCCAAAGAAAACACATACAACATATCTGTTGGGTATATCAGATACTTGTTTCCAGAAGTTACATTACCGGTCTGGTTTCGACGTAACTCAGGTATCTGTACTGTGTTATATATCTTTTGCTCTGCCTGTTCTGTGAACATAGCAAGCTGGTCATCTGTGAAATTGTTCTCACAAATGTCCTCGATATTGGTTTTTAGCTCGGTATAGTTCACAAAAACACCTCTTACGCCATAGGCCCGCGAGACATAGTACCCTTAGTGGCAGCACCTACTCCGCGCATTTTTACGCCAGAAGTCTTCATATCAATAGGCTGGTTGCAGCAATCCGCAACTTTGTAAACTTTAGGCTGGTTAGCCATCTTGGTTACTTTTGGTTCTTTCTGTTTCATATCGTAACTCCTAACTTGTTGTTACTGTTACAGTTCCTACGGCTCCAGAACCTTCTAGATTGTCTGGAGTTAATCCGTCGTTATCATTGAATCCTACAGGGTTCCAACCCCATTGAATATCTCTACTTACCTCTAATTCCGCTGAATCGGGTCTTGGGTCACGTACAGCCTGTGGGTCTTCTACAATAAACTCACCTAAATGTAGCTGTGGGTGATCTGGGTTCCAACATTCTGGACATGCCTTTACGTTGGTTACCTTACCTTTTTTAACTAGAGTCCGCAGTTCACGCAAACGATACTGAAATCCGCAGACATCACATATCGCAATAGCATTGACAGCGGCACTATATCTTGCCATTACATAGCCCTAAACATACGCGGAACAAACTTCACAGAGGCTTTTTCTCTGTCTTCTCCAGCCGCTAAATCAAACTGTCTTTCGTACTCGGCCTGTAACATAGGTATTCTGGGCATCAACTCTTGGTCTTTCTGCGCTATGTAATACGCCAACCCAGATACCAAACAAGGTAAGAACCTAAAGTTCATATCTGCTGTTTCTGCACCATTGCCAGCGTCCTCGATCCTACGCATACGCCAATATACAAGCGTATAGTTATCGTTATCCGGTACAGGCCACACAGTAACCGTAGGGTTATCGCGGCCTCTGTCTATGTAAACCTGTATGGGTCTGCCTTGAGAGAGCTTGTTAGGGATAGACGAGTAGTTAGAAACGCTTATTCTGGACATATTTAAGTCAGATTGCGTACTAACATTACCTGCACCCGTTCTCACAACTTGTTCTAGCAGGTCAATAGTATCGGCGGGTAGGTTATAGGTGGCTGTGCCTGAAGTCAGAGCTACACTGCCCTCTTCAATAGTCCACATATTTATGCCACGATTTTGCCACTCTATTGTCAGCAAATTCATAGACCGTCTGGCAGTACGTAGATCATAACCAGAACGCATCTCTCTACCGGCACGTTCCCATGCTTCTTCTGCTATCTCAGTGAAGTCTGGATTGAATGTTGTAGTGCCTGATGTAGCCATTACTTCTTCTTCCTAGTTGTCTTTCGCTTGAGTGACTGCACTCTTCTTGGTTTGCCAGCTGGCTGTCCCAAACGCTTCTTCTGGCTTACTCTTGACTTCTTTTCTGCTGAAGTCATTTCAGAGGCTGTTTTAGGGGTCTTACTAGACACCCTCTTAGTGGGCCTACAATACGGCGTACCGCGTTTTTCGCCCTTTTGTCGTCCGCAAGCCTTCCCTGTCCGAACGTCCTTCCAGTCCTCTTTAAACCACCTTTTAAGGGCAGCACCCTTTTTGGTTTTACGAACCGCCACGAGCTTTCTTTTTCCTACATTTAGCTATAGCGCCTGAAGCGTAGGCAGACGGGAAAACTTTATACTGCGCCTTCACCTTGTGGTAACACGCATCTTTCACCGTACCGCCTTTTTTGTAGTAACGCCTCATGTTACCTCATCTTGCAAACTTTACCGCCGCGAGCCATGCCGTAGCCTCTGGGTTTAGCTACTCTACCACCAGACTTCTTAGCCATTTCAGTAGTGTATTTATTACCATCCCAAGTAAATGTTTCTTTGCCAGCTTTTCTTGCAGAGGAAAATGCTTCCCTAAAAGACTGAGCTTTAGGGGCATTTTTAGTGTACTGCGGATAGTTACCACCTTTAGTACGCTCCATAGCTACTGGTCTGTTAGAAGCAGGAGATTTAGGGGTAGCGTTCATGCGTTTATTGCGCCTGTTTACAGCTCTGCCTGCTGAACCACCTAACTCAGATTTACCTGTGCTCACTTTAGGGCCAGCATCGCCTGTTCTAAATAAACGATCAAAAAAACTACCTTTCTTCTTAGCCTTTGGTTTGCTAGTTTGTCTAGCTCTGCGCTGTGCGCCTGTAAGTCTTTGTCTTGGCATTGTTTTTTACCTCATTTTGCAGGGGCGAACACCACGCTGTGCCATACCAGCACCACGTACACGACCACCAGCTTTCATACCTTTGTGGTCAGAGTCTTTCATCATGGAACCATCAGGCATCTTGTGGTATCCAGTCATACCACCTTTCTTCATACGTTTTGTACCACAGTTGGACATTTTGCCACCTCGTTTGAATTTTTTACCTTCGTCCGCTTTTTCATAGTCTTTGCCCACACTCTGTGGGATTCCTACTTTCTTGGCAAACTTTGGGTTATTAGCGACCGCTACCATCAAATCATGTTGTTTCTTAGATTTGCTTGGCATCCCGTCACCACTTCACCCTATTAGCCCAATACGCGGCGCTCATCTTGCCTTTCTTGATGTTACGCCCGTGCCTAGCCTTAAACGACTTTCGTTTGGCCTTCATACGTGCGGATTCGCCTTTCTTGGGTTTACCGGCAGTGCTGGCACCTTGCTCGCCAAAACGTATAACTTTCTCCTTACCACCCTCGCAAGCCTTAACTACATGGGACTTTTTTGGGTGACCGGGAGTACGCCTTGGCTTATTACAAGCCATAGCTTTCTTGTCGACCTTACCGCCAGCTTTATAATAGCGACGCATAAGAATCTCCTAGCTATAGAACACAGTCATTGCGGTTACGTTAGTAGCAGTAGACACGTAGACATCTGAAGTGAATCTGATCCCGTTGTCAGGAATATTCACTGAGTGAGAATCAGAAGCTAGAAAGTCTATGTCCAACAGAGTTTCCCCACCATTACCGTTAGTAATAGTAAGTCTACCTGCACCCGCACCTGTAAGAACCTGTATCTGCCTTACACGCGCTGGGCCTACAGCTAAAGAACCGGTACCTGTGACTCGCTTACTGGAAACATCAGAGCTTGCCATAGTTTACTCCTTCGGTTTAGTGTCCTTTTTAGGAGCAGCTTTTTTCTTGGGGGTACCATCTGGGTTTAGCCCACGAGCTGCTAGTTCTTCAGCGCTTGGTTTTTTAAATCTATCACTCATAAGTCACCTCATTAAGCAGACGCAGTTGCGCCAGTGTCTACGCGAATCCAGTTAGAACCATCGGAAAATACGAGGTTCCCAGTACCGTTACCTGCGGTTTCAGAAGCCTTGAGAGCATCTGACGCATACAGAACAGTACCTTCACCCGCAGAAGCGGCGGCTGGAAGAGTAGCTACTGTGTAAGTTGGAACTTGAATGTCGCCGACAAAGCCATTAGTGCTTGTTACCGGCCCGGAAAAAGTGGTTGAAGCCATTAGAATTACCTCTTGCACAAGGTTTGGTTTCGTAGTCTGTGCAACGTCAGGCGGGCAAGAACCTGTCTACGAAACTAATTGGTGCCCAAAAATTTAGTGTATAGCAAAAGAAAGGGGGCGACAAGCGCCCCCTCGTACCTTTTATGCTCCTTCGGAGCCGAAGATACCTAATGGATCAGATACACCAAAGGAGTATCTTTCACGAGCTTTGTAGCGGCTGTTGCCGGTATCAAAGTCAGCATCCATAGAGGTCTGCATCGGAGTACGAACGAAGTGTTTCAGTCCGTTCGGTACGTCTGTCAGCAGGAACCAAGCGTCTACGTCTGTCAGGTAATGATTGACAGTGTAACCTTCAGGAATCGCACCCATGTTGCGGATAGCGTTGATGTCGTTATCAGCAGTGGCTACGCGCCCTTCAGTTTCTAGCAGACGATCAGCAACGAACTGAAGATCAGCTGGGACAACCAGTTTACGTGGCTTCGCAGCAATCAGCAGACCGCGCTCATCTGTCCAACCAGCAATCTGAATGATAGCGGCTTCCAGAGAAGTTTCGTTCAGGTCAGCAGACACAGCAGGTTCGTTAGAGTTGGTACCGCCAGACACCAGAGGATGGGCAGTAGAACAAAGTTCTACACCGTCACCGTAAGTGTAGTTGCTATCGAACGCATTGTTCAGAATAGCAGCGGCTTTAACCTGCTTGGTGTAAGCCATAGCACGGGCCAGAGCTTTGGTATAACGAGAAGACAGTGAATCGTACAGGTTGTCTTCAATCGCTTCTTCAGTGATTGAAAAGCCCATAGATACAGTCTCGTGGTTGTACCTTGCAGTCCACGCTTCCTGTGCGTTGTCGTATGCAATGGAGTCACCCTCGTTCTTGACGGGAGCGGCTGCAAAGCCAGACAACTTGGTTTCTTCTTCAAAAGAACGGTCAGAAGATTCTGTTTCAAAAATCTCTGCGTGTTCTTCACCATATTTCTGATACTCAAGGCCGAACAGGGCGTTTAGGCCCGGAAGGAGTTCCTTGAGAAGTTGTGCTCTTGATATAGCCATGTCTCAAATCTCCTTAAATACCGGTCTTGTTCAAGTAAGAATGCGCATCTGGGTTGAACTTAACCAACACATCAGTGTACGCATCCCCAACAGTTGAATCCGGGCTGTCAACAAAGTCGACAATACGGAAAGCAAAGCCTGAAGTGGTGTTAGTAGTAGCGTCCAAAGCAGTGTTGGAATTACCAGTAGCGGTGCTTCCAGTGCTTGTAGACTGTACTGCTGCCAGATGAGCGTTCTGTCCCAGACCAGCTTGGGCGATAGAGCCGTCAGCCTGAACTTGGAACAATACATCTGGGTCATCCACAACATAGGCCATCGCATCACTAGCAACAGTACCGGTAGGCCAATACTGACTGAATAGCTTCTGCTTGGTGTTGGGGTCTGTGTAGGAACAGCCGACGAAAACGCCTACTGTACCAGCCGGGAATGGAGTTGAGTTGTCTCCATTAGTCGTCACGATTTCAATAGTGCCAGCAGCTACAACGGCAACAATAGAACCATTGTAGATGTTAGTACCATAACCGGACGCTATCTTGATCTGGCGAGTTGACCCTGCGTAGGGTTGCCCGCCGATCAATTTTACGGGCTTAAACCCGTAAGGTGTAGCGGAAGATGCCATGATAGACTCCTATTAGATTAACCTTTTCCGAAAGTCACCTTGGAACGTCTATCGTTAAATATAGGCATTCTAGGATCACTTTCGCGCATCAAGTTGTTGTCGACAGAGTGCATCTGATTTTGCGCTTGTTCGCGGTAATAACCATTACGCTCTTCGACAAGCTCTTCTGGGGCTTTGCAAAGCATCAGGCCACCTATAACGACATTGTCCTTGAAGCGGTCATTTTCGACTACTGCAAGCTCAATTTCGGGGTGATCTGAAGCTTTAACCGGCTCCCATCCTTGTCTTAATTTAGAGGTCACATTGGTGGGATCAGCGTTTCCACGAGTAGATACACGCACCCATTTGAAAGTCCACCCGTCCTGTGGATCAGGAGTTGGCAATACTTCTGGCCTAGTCCATGATTTTTTACGGGTTTTCTTCGCACGAGATTCTAACTCTCTGTCAAGTCTGTTCTCAGCCATTATGTGTTCCTCGATAGTTGTGCAACCTGTTTGGCGTATACATCCAAAGGTACGTTAAGACGTTTCGCGATAGCAATTTGTGATTGAGTAAGTCGCACCTTATTAGGTGAAGTGCTCCGCGTAGCGGGGGCAACCACATTGCTAGATTTTTTCTTTGGTTCCTCTGGTTCGTCTATCCCGTCATCAAATTGATCTGGGAATACATTTCGCATACGAGAATTTATCTTCTCGTAGTAATCGTCAGATTGGGGGTCAACCCCCTCCTTGACTAATTTATTATGGTACCCCAACGCAAATGCTGTCATTTCGTCGTCTGAGCCAAACCACGGGTTTTCGTCGCGCCATGCTTCAGCTTTCTCGTCACGAACAACTTCTGGTTGCGGTTCCGATACTTGAGGTTGTACCTCATTAGTATTTGATTGTAAAGGTTTTTCTTCTTCCTGTTTAGCAGGTTTGAAGTTATTTACCCTATCATTACGTATTTGTGCAGTATTTAGCGCTTCTTGCGCCTCTATGATAGCGTCTGTTTCACCGGCTTCATACGCGTCTCTGTAGGCACGTTTAGCGGCATTTAACTCCGCTTCTACCTGTCTTTTAGCAGACTCAATCAAAGCATTTTGATTTTTTACGCTGTCTTCTTTTAACTTACTGTTCTCTTCAATAAGCTGTTTAGCGTATGCTTCTGCGGCTTCACGCTCGCGAAGTGCCTGTTCTTTGGCTCTACGCTCATCGTGATAACCCTTACTAAAGTGCTGTATTCGTTTTTTAACCTTATCTGAGTAGTTTTCTAGCTCATCATTGGTTACTTCAGCTGGCGGTTCAGAGGGTTCTCTGCCTCTATCTTCAGGTGGAGTGTCGTCTTCCACCTCAATTTCTACCTCTCCAGCCTCTATTTTTGTGTCTTCTGTCCCATCTTTGACAGATTTAGGCTTCTGCTGGATGTCATCACGCCCAACAGCGGGTTCAACCTCTATATCAGTGTTGACCTCTTCCTCCGCCTTAATCTCTACTTCTGTAAGAGACTCGTCCTTTTCGTCAGGAAATTCGTACTCTACTTGTTGCATAGCCATAATTTATACCTCACGCACGAGTAATTTTACTCGGATCATCAACAACGGCTTCTATAGAATCATCGTTTATTAGACGGTATTCTTGTTTGCCGACCTTAAATCGCGTACCACTATTGGCACGGAACATCACGTAATCGCCCTGTTTGCACCACGGGCCAGTTGGGAAACGGTCTGCATCTGCATACGCCTGATCCCCCACGTCCAGCACCACACCAATCATAGACAAGATGTACTCGTCCCTCATGGTCTGTTCTGACTTCAAAAGCCCACTTTCGCCGTAGGTTTCTTCAATACTCGGCAGAGCTATCAGAATCCTATACCCTACAGGTTTTGGTATTTGCTCGTTTAAAACCACTTCCTGTGCTCTTTCGTCCTCTATCTTTTGCTTACGTTTCTTTTCTAACGCAGTCATCTCAGTCATCGTCATCATCCATATAGTTTCGCGAGAGGTCTTCAATTTCTCGTATTGCGGAGGTTAGACCTCGAATCACCCCACAAACCTCACGGTACTGGGCGTAGTCTTTCGCAGCCCCAGAAACCAATGATTCTTCGCAAGAGCGTACTTGCTCTTGTAATTTATCGTTAAGCACGTCAAAGACGGTTTTAGCCATATTACCTACCACTCATATTGTCGAGTATTGTTCTTACCCACCAGTAGAATAAATCTTCAGTCAACTCATGTTTCATAAGGTTTACTCTATACGCTACTAGCTGTACGTTGTCCTTTATGTAAGGTTCGTACGGCACAATCCTGTCGATACTAGCGTTAAAATCTTTTCTGCCGCTCCCATCTTTATGGTGTGTAAGTACAACCCCTGATATAGCGCATCTACCGTTTTGCTCTTCCCATATTTCAAGTAAGTCTTCTTTGTTTAAGTCGAACTCTGCTTTATTGTGTCCCGGTTGATCCTTTCTAGTGGTCTGCGAATACTTACATTGCGTATATAAATTACCTAAATACTGCTCATAGTCCGTAGAAACAGTCCTGCGGTGCTTTGCAGTTTTACAGTCTGTACATATAAGTCGGTTAGAAAACTCCGTAATCGGTTTTAATTGATTACAACGTTTACATTTCTTTCGCTTTAATGCCGTCATTCATAAACTGCTCAACCACGTCTATTATCTTGCATTTGCTGTTTTGCTAGGTCTAACAAGGCTTTAGCCTCATCTAAGTCCTGTTTAGCGTTGGCTTGTTCTGTCTGAGCCGCTATCCTGCCAGCTTCCAAAGTAGCTGTGTTGTTAGCTTTCTGCTCTTCCAACTGCAATTTAGCTGCCGCTAACTGCGCATCCGCCTGATCTTTCTGCGATTTACGTTGTACTTCAGCCTGCTTGATAGCTAGTTCTTGCTGCTGCATCTGTACTATTGGGTCTTGAGCTTGCTGCTGTGCCTGTTGCTGTGCGGCTTCGGCTTGTTTCTGTTGTGTCAACTGCGTTCCAGCCTGTGCCATAGTCTGAGCCAGAAGCACTTCAACATCCTCTGGTAGCTCCTCATTTGGCGCAGGAAGCGGCGCTCCCAGTTTTTCTTCAATTTGACGGCGATATTCAAACGCCATGTGCTCGGCTATATGGGCCTGTAACGCGCCCATAATCTGTTGTGCCGCTGGGTTTTGACCAATCATTGCGGCTATCTGTGGGTCTTGCATAAACGACTGGTGGGTAGCTATGTGCGCTTGATGATCCTGATATATAAACGCCTTCATAGGTTTACCAACCAAGGCACTCATGTTCTCACTTACTGGATCAACTGGGGGTAGATCATCACTTGTGGGCACAAGTTTGTCAGCGTTCTTAATACCCAAAACTTCAATCATCTGACGGTGTAGCTGGGGCAGGTCGTATATCTGCGGGGCTTGCTGTGCCATTTGCAGTACAGCTTGATACTGCACGACACGCTGTGCCAGAGTGGTGTTGTTAGGATCGCTTACAGGGATTACATCAGTAATCGCATAGTCCATTTGCCTAGCGCGGGGAACCCCACGATCAGGGACATACCCGTACTCTTCTGGAGCATACTCAGCAATAATAGCTCGGAGTAATTTGAACTCCTGTTTCATCGCATAGTGAACACGAGCCTGTACCGCAGCCATTGGCTTTAAGGTACGTTCCAGCAGGGCAAGAGTAGTCCCTACTGGCGCGTTGGCACTCATATCACTGATATTCATGTCTGAGATTGCTCCCAGACGACGGCCCTCTTCAGTAATACGGTTCAACAACGCCAGTAGGGTCTGTGAAGGCTCTTTGTATGGCAGAGGCATGATGTTGTCTCGGATAGAGCCACTAGGCACATCCACATCACGGAACTCACCGGGGCCAATCGGTGTATCATCACCCTTGACTCGTAAACCGCGTGACTTCAAGCCTCCGGGTAGGTTTGACAGCGTACCAGCGTCTACCAGCTGGCGTATAAGGGACGTGCCTGCACGGGCGTATCCCCCTACGATGTGTATCAAACCAAGCCCGTAAAAGCCAAATCCCGGCACATATACATAATGCACAAAATGCTGGCGTTTCAGCATTAACGGATCATCAGGGTTCCAGTTACGACGTATAGCCAGAACTTCTCCAGTACCCTGTTCAATAGTTACGACGTAGGGTTTAGCGATCTGCATTTCTTCATCGCCTTCTTCCTCGTCTACACCATCAATAATCAAGTCTGCGTGTATTTCACAGACAGAATAACGGTCATCAGAAGTAAGACTAAACCCGCCTTCTTCTGCTTTCTTTTCTTCAATATCCGTAAAGAATGACTGTGGATCGCCAAGGCTGACATCACGATAAAAGCCAGCAGCCTGTAGCTTAGTCATCTCATTTTTTGTTTTGCGCATGACGTGTGTAACACGTTCAGCTGTCTCTATGTTAGATGCGCCGTATGGGACAATAACGTCTTCGGCGGGTATGTATACCGCAACCTGACGGCCTAAATTTGGATCGTAATAAACCTTTTTAAAAGCTGACCCTGCAAGACCAAGACTATAAAGGAGTCGCTCGTGCTCAGGGCGATACTCGATCATAACCTCTGTTAATTCGTAGTTCATATCCTCGCGAACGCGTTCAGCCGCTTCTTCTTTTTCACGGCTAATCTCACCAAGGATTTTGGTCTTCACAGGGCCAGAAGGGGGGAACGTCTCTGACATAGCTTCGGCTTGGAAACGAATTGCGGCTTCGGACAACACGGTGCTATACACACCACATGCGTCATCCCAAGGTTCTACCCGCTCTTCGTATTTAAATCCGAGCACTTCCAAGCCTTTCACAAAGGTGTCTGCCCACTCTTTGCGGCTATTTGTATCAGAACTAACGTGCCCAAGGAGATCGTTAGATAAGTTATTTAAAACTCCGTCATCAAGATATTCTGCTAAGTTGGCATCGAACGGCGCACCCATAGTATCTTCAAGCCCAGACTCAGGCACCAGCGTGATCTCTACGCTACCGTCATCCAAAGTCACCATCTCAGGGTCGACAACGGTTATCTCCATCTCGGACTCTTCCGTCATCTCTTCTTCTAACCCTTCAGGGGCTTGGTATACGCTCGGTTCAATAGCCATAATCTTAACCTTTTATAAAACTCATTATCTTATCTACTATAGATGGTTCTTCTGCTTGTGCTGACGGAGTAGGTAAGTACACATTTGGATATTTCTGCTTATTCTCTTCCCTACTCATAAAATCTCTAATTATTCTGTCCAAAAGTCTAGCGTCTTTTCTACCTCTCCGCGCCATACGGTCTTCCGCTACTTCTGGTTGTATTTCATCTATAAATCGGTGTTGCTGAGAAGTGCTAGTCAAATTCTTTAGTATCCTTCTCGCGTCGCTTGTGTCGTATACCTTATTGTCGCTATCAAACATAGAAGGTGGATTACGATCTAAAAAATCCCGTAGCGCCGCAGCTACTACTGGATTGTCGAACCCTCTATGGGTAAGTTCGTGCGCTATTGTCCTGTCGTACCCTACTGGTGTTGGGGAATCTCCACGCTCTACCGTCCCTTCTCTATACTTTGTTTGCGCTTCTTCCGCACTTGTTGGTAGCAAAGCTGTAATGCCACCCTGCTTTGGTGGTTCACTTACATAATCTGCGACTTTACTAAACTTGGCGTTATTCTTTTGTACATACTCGTCTGGCGCATACTCTGGCATATACTGCCCTAGAATGCTTAGTATAGCCCTGTCGTTTTTGGGTACATAACTTGTTATATCAGCCCTGTCGTCACCTTTACCATACCCCAAAGCGGACATAATACCGTATTCACCACCAAACCTAAGAGCTTCAGGAAGTCTGTTTTGCACTTCCATAATATACTCGGCTTCAGCCATTTCTTCGCTGGCACGACGCATAGCATCGCGTTCTTCTTGCGAAAGTTCAGAATATGGTCTGACTTTAGCCATTAGTAGTAGCCGCCGTGCCTTTGTCTAAAATACTTAGGTTCTTCGGGTTCGTCAGAGGGGAGTGTAATAAAGCCACCCTGTCTAAACCGCATAAGTGCCATAACTGTTGAGTCAACAAGGTCATCATGGCTCATAAACGGGAATCCTGCAATCTCTTCGACAACTTCTTCTGCCCAACGCGTTTGTGGAACCCAACATAACCCAGACATTACAATGTCCGCTACAGAGTTCAAACGAGCCGTTTTGTCGCCCGTGCCTCTGTGGGGAGTAAACTCCTGCACTAGAAGTCCCATCCTACGAAGCTCTTGGTACAGCGGTGTACCACTAGATTTCTTCTCGACAATAAACGAATCTGGCTGCCATTCTAGGTATTCTTCGTAAGCCATTTGTTTTAATTCAGGGAATTCTACACGAGTCTTGATACTGTTCAAGAGTATAATATTGTAAGTATCTGGAACGCCTATGGTTTTACCCTCGTCGTCCTTATACTCACCGTCGTACATAAACACACCCCACGTAGTCAGAGCCGTGAAGTCAGCACGGTTGTGCTTCTCTGCCGCAGCGT